ATCCGAAAGGCATGGTCATGGACCCCTACGAAATCGAAGACACCAGCGACTGGCTGGGCACCCCCACACCCCTGGAGATGTATAAGCACTCCTGCCTCATGCTTGAGAACGAGGTTCAGGAGCTCACCACTCAGCTGCGCAAGGCGCGCCAGGACATCTTCGGCTTAATCGAAATGCACGGTGCCGAAGCCAAAGAATGCGCCAGGCTTCGGGCTGAGCTGAAGCAGGCAAAGGGGCAATGGAATTCAGAGCATCTTCGATATGTCGAACTCAAGAACAAGTCGGATTGCGACTATATGGCGAGAACTGCGCTGATCGCCGACCTGTACCGGCGCCTGAAGGTTTACGAGGGGGACAGCCTCCCCGAGTACATCATCACCAACAACCAGCCAAGGTAGCGAACAGGAGGGTATTTCATGTGTGGTCGTCTCTCACAGTACTCTGGCATCCACGACTTCGTGGCTGTGTTGAGCATGCCTGATGCCATGGTCAGTACCGTGGGCGACCAGCCTATGGAGCGGTACAACGGCGCACCGTCGCAACAGCTGGCCCTATTCCATCAAGAAGACGACGCGCTGTACGCTGATCTGGTGCGATGGGGCTGGCGGCCGCACTGGGCCAAGGACCGCGCCGCACCTATCAATGCCCGGGTAGAAAAAGTGGCCCACGGCCCGTTCTACCGGCCGATCTGGCCGAATCGCGCTATCACGCCGATCAACAACTGGTTCGAGTGGGTTGATGAGGGCGGGCCGAAGAAGCAGCCCTACCTGATCCGCCGGCGGGACCAGGCGCCAGTACTCTGTGCCTCGATCGGCCAGTTCCCCACCAGCGGGAGGGAACCGGGCGAGCACGACGGCTTCGTCATCATCACCGCCGACAGCGCGGGCGGCATGGTCGACATTCACGACCGCAGGCCCGTGGTGCTCACGCCTGAGCTAGCCCGCGAATGGCTGGACCCGGCCACGCCGAAGGAGCGTGCCGAGCAAATCGCGTTGCATCAGGGCGAACCGGCCGAGGCCTTCGAGTGGTTCAAGGTGGACCGCGCCATTGGCAATGTTCGCAACCAGGGCCCAGAGCTGATCAGGCCTATCGCCGACTCACTTCTTTAGCGTAGGCCTGGCACGCACGCAGCGCGATTAACCCCCGGTCGCCGGCATCGGTGATGGCGATAATTCTTTGAGCATGCGCTGGGTCAAGTTGGGCTCTTGCTCTTCCATGAACCACGCCGCTGGCTCCGGTGGTGGCAGGCACTGCGTTGCAACTGGCTGGATCCTCGGCAAGGAGGACTGACAGCCGGACATCAGCAGTGGCAAGGCGATCGCGCAGACGATCCTGATCTTTCTGAACATTGGTCAGTACCTGGTGATGGGTTTGTTCGCTGGTGGAAAGCTTCTGCTCGAGCGCCAGGCGGTTGGCTTGTGCCGCCTGGACCTGGGTGGCAGCCGCCCTGCTGATCTCGGCTAGGTCGGACTGGTGCAATCCGTCCTGCTCCGCCAGCCGTTTCCCGTAGCGCCAGTCCTGCACTTTCCATGTCGCGCTGATCGCCAGGATCAACGCCACGGCCACACCGGCGATCAGCAGCTTCAGACTGGCGGGATTCATGGCACGTCCTTGAAGAAGATGTGGCTGCCCAGGCGGAAAGTCTGGGTCGCGTCTTTGATCCAGGCCGGGGGCTTCGGCATCGTGGTCGCGTAGTAGTGGGTCGCGCCGTTGGTGATGTCAGCCTCGGCGCCGGAGATAACTAGATCCGCCGCACGCTGCGCCTGAGCGAACTGCGTCGGCGGAATGTCCTTGGCGCCGCTCAGGTAGGGATAGTTCGGGTCGTTCTTGTTCCAGCAACTGAACTGATACGGCTTCAGGCACACACCAGCATAACCCTCACCCCACCAGGAGCGGTCCTTGCCATCGTTCACGCGGTTGCGGATTACGCAGGCCACGGCCACTTGGCCGGCGAAGCCTTCCCCCCTGGCTTCCCCCCACAGTGTGCGGGCGAGGATGTCGCGGTCATTTTCGGTTGCACTCATGCTTTTCTCCAGACGAAAAAAAGCCCGCTCAGTGGCGGGCTTCGTGGATTACTTCTTATCAGATAGCGGCTAGGACAAAGGCTAACAGCTGCTCATACCGAACGCCTGCACCTTGTGCTGTTTTCTCGATAACTGAGTAGTCATCAGCATTGAGACCAGCGGCGGAAAATGCTGCTCTTACATCCGCAACCAGAATGCTCGCGCCAATTTTCCCGCTGGCCTTGTTCCGGGATACCTTGATCAAGGTTTTCAACTGCCTAGCCGCTGAACGCTCTGCTTCGGAAAGATTGCGCGGCTCGTCGACTTGACGCTGATCCTCAAGCATGACAGGTCCATTACCTACGCCAAACACCATGTTGGAGCGGTGATAGCTGGGGGCTGCGCCAGACGAATAGATTGAGTGTCCATTTGATTGAGCCAGGGTAATAGCCGCATTGTTGCTACCAGCGCGCAAGTCTCGAATGTAAAGCCCTATGTTTTGGCCGACCTTACCGCCATTGGTTACTTGAATGTCAGCAATATCCACAGCTGATCTAAAGCGAATCTCGCCGGTTCCAGCGTGGACAGTCCTGGACAGGAAACCGGTCATATTCAAAAGGGCATTGCTACCGCTGTACTTCACGCGATCTTGAAATGTGAATAGATGGTTCTGTTCATTTTTACCGCGCAACTCAACGGTAGAGTCAAAAGAACCGTAACCGCCATAATCCGTCACCTCATCAATGACGGTTTTATCTGCATAGCCGTGGTTGTCAGTAAGTCCGCGAACCACCCGGGAAACTAGAAAAGCATCTCTAATGGCTGGTGCTGTTACCAAAACTTCGCCTACTTGGAAGCGAGTTAACGCAGGGGAGTCTTCGGCGAAGGATGATATTGAAAAAAGAACCCCGGATGCGACAAACACCAATGAACTAAGGTCACGAAAAATAAAGCGATGAAACGAGTAACTCATATCAGTTTCCGTCTGAAAGGCTATGCGCCAATGATACATGCTTAACCCGATGGAGCCCATGGCAAGACCGTCCCCAGCGCCACAAAGCGCTGAGTATTCATGGCCAACCACATGGCACCGCGCAGACCTGCCTTTAATTAGCTTGGCTGCACCGGCATAGGAAACCGCTTCTTGATCTCCTCGACCTTCGCTACCCACTCAGTGTAATCCGGCTCATTACCACTGATATGGGCGTCATAATCTGCAGAGAATTTCAGCGGGTCGGACTCAGCACGATACGCCTGTTCGCGACTTGTGGTAGCAGCGAAGAACTGTTGTTCATAGGTCGGCTGCGGCATTGGCTTCTTGAAAATCAAACCGCTGCCATCGATGGCCCAGATTCCGTCGTTTTCCTGCGTCAGGCGGTACCACATAGCCTCATCAACTTTCACCGCTCCATCAGGAATCGAATGAACCCCGGCAATCAGGCGGCCACCTGGGGCCAGAACACCTTCGCTGGTGAAGAGAGCGTATTTATCTGTCATGTCAATATCCTATCGCGAAGTAAGTGCCGCCCGTTGTGCCAGAGTTGAGCGTAAAGCCCGAGTTCGATTTGGCTGTGGGAATGTTGACGACGGTTGTGTTCGTGCCAACTGGAAGAACCGTTGCACAAAGGTTTGGGAATGGCACGGGAAACGTTACTGCCGTTTGCCCCGACGTAGTGACTCCCCATTGCAGAATGAAGCCGCCAAGCCAGGAAGGCAGAATCAGATATCCGTTGGCTGCCTTCAGCATCGAAAACCCGTTGCCGAGCTTTTTCGGTGTGACAATGGTCAAGTCATCAGTAACTGCATTAGTCTTTACCTGAGTTGCGAGGGCTGCAATGCCTGGCGTTACCTCCGTGGCTTGAACGAGATTACCGCTATGGAATATCTCAAACCACGGTTGCCATCCGCTAGCTCCTGCTAATCGACGGAATCCGATGCTGTTGGAAGTGTAGTCAACGGCGATCTGGGTTCCGTAATTTCCTGCGCCGTCTTGCGCCATAGAACTGTTGAGGATGCTTCCGTAACCCGTACCGAACGTGGGCCTGCCGGTAGAGGAAGTGTTGTAACGATAAACGCCAGTTCCGGTTACCTGGGCTCCATTAAGGTCGGTTGGAATAATCGGTGGGTTCGCATAAGTAGAACCCACCCCGAATGCACCGGTAAGCATCAGCTTTCCAGCAGTTGTGTCGTATGCCGAGGGCTGCGATTTGTTCGCGAGCTTCAGCGGCGTGACAGCTGTAGCATCATCCGTTCCTGTGTTGACCTCGGCCTGGGTCCCCAGCCGAATGATACCGGCGCGTACTTCAGTAGCTGTTCTGGACGCAAGGGCCGCGGGAGTCACGGCCCTGGCCGTATCGGTCCCTGTCTGCGTTTCAAGGTTCGTGGCCAGCTCAACCAGGCCTTTGACCAGCGTCGTGGCGTCTGGCGGCGATCCCGGAATTGCGGCAGCAATTATCGCAGTGAGCGCAGCAAGTAACTGCGCATTGTTTCCTTCGTCCGGGGTTATCCCGACGGAAGTAATGACGTTCAGCAGCTCTTCTGTGACGGCATTACCCCACTGAGCAGGAATCAACGAACCTGGGGTTCCAGCCACCACATCCTCATCGACAAATTTCCCGTCGACCAGGCCCACGCTCGGTACGCTTTTCGGAAAGTCCACGCTTTATCCCTCAGTTGTAATTGATTTGCACGACGGTGTGCGCAGGTGAAGCGCGGCGAATCTGGCATTCGAGAGGGTTGCCGGGATTGACGCCGAAACGCTCCCCCCAGTAGCTCGCGCCGAAGCGCCGGCCCTGCCGCTGGCGGCCGCCGGTGTTCAAGGTCCACATGAATTGAGCCTCCCAGGTTCCGAAACGCGCCCACCCGAAACGAGAACGCCCCATTCGTGGCGCTCGGTGCTCGGTGATGGTGGCGTCGGGGTAGCCCTGGCTGACGGCTATGTCGATGAAATAGGAGATGCTTTGCCCGCCCACCTCGACGAGCCGCCGGCGAACCGCCAGGCGCCTGTCTTCAAACGCGGGGTTCAGGCCCAGGCAAGGATCAGGCAGACCCATGATCGCCTCCCAATCGGGCACCAGCTCGCTCACGTCGGCCGGATCCATCTCGTTCAACAAGTCGACCGCCCGGGCATCGAGCCGGGCGAACTCCTGCGACACGCCAGCGAGAACCAACGCGATTTCCGGCACCAGCTCGGGATCCCAGGCAGGGCCTGACGGCAGCAGGCCACTCAGTTGCTGCCGATACTGGTCGGCAGTTCGGGCTACAGCCATGTGATGCCTCCGAAGGTGAGCAACTGGTTGATGCCCGCCGGCACATCGGCCACAGGTGATACCAGGTCGTGGTCCGTTTCGCCGGATGCGCCGCTGATGGCCTGGGCAATATGCGTCAGCAGCAAGGTTTCACCCAGGCCGGCCTCACGATCGTGCAGGTCAATCAATTGGGCCTGGATGGCAGCGCGAATGGCCGTGGTGTCCGGCACCGGGTGAATGCTGTAGGCCACCGGCACCTCAACGGGCGCCAGCACGTACAGTTCAGCCGTCACAGGGCGAAGCGGCTCGATGTAGGCCTTCACCTCGGCAAGCTGGGCAGGATTGGGCACTGGCACGTCGTCACCGTCTCGCATGACGAACAGGCCCACCGTTCCGGGTCCGACGTAGTTGCCTCGGCACCAGGCCCGGGTAACGCCTGGCACCTCAAGCGCCCAGGTTTCGTAATCTGCCGCCGACCCGCCGTGCGGGATGACGCGGTACGAGCGAATGACCCGGGCACGAAGCGACTCGATGCTCTCTTGCGCGATGCCGCCAGTGAGCCCAGGCGCCAGCACCGTGAAGCTGTTGGTAACGCCTGCCACGGGCTGAACCAGGGTAAGGGCCAGGCCGGTGTCCGCGTTGCCCAAGGTTCCGGCGTCTACCGCTTCCACCGCCACGGTATTGAGTCCCGCAACGGTGGTGACATTTGCCGTTACCCGGTAGGTGCGCCCGTCTGCCGCCTGGAGCACGGTTTCAGCGTCAACCACGGCGCCAGCCACAGCGGTGAACGAAGCCGTCCCAGACGCTGGCTGCGCTGGGTTTCTCGGCTGAGTCAGGCGCAACTGGGCAATCCGCTCCAGTGTCTCTTCGTCCGCCCGGTCGGGCAGGATCTGTTCAGCGATCCAATCCAAATAGCCGTATAGGCCATAAGCGGTACCGGCCAACGTCCGCGCCAGCACCTGGGCATCCGAACGGCGAAGCGTGTCGCTGGCAAGGTCGCTCTGGGTGCGGTCGACCAGCACCGGCAGCGAGGGCGTTTCAAACGGCATAGATCACCTGCCATGTAGGAGTAGATGGGATTTCCAGGCGCGTGCCGTCCGCTATGGTCAGGATCACACCGAGGTTCAATCGGTTGGTGTCCGCCCTGTTGCTGCTGATGGAAACGTCCAGGACATGGCCGTCATCGACCAGCCAGCGCAGCGCCTCGGCGGCATAGAACTCTGCGTCCCGCTGCGTGGCATCGGTGAGTTTGACCCGGCGCAGCAACCAGAGGCGCGAGCCGATGCGGTCGTCGGCGATGGCCGGGTAACTGTCGCCCCACCAGCCGTACAACT